GCAATGTATTGTGCGCCTTGCATAGGATTCTGAAATCCAAACTTAGCAAACATTGTCTCAACGCCAGTTGCTTGTCCAGTCGCACCATAAAGCAATTGTTCAAATGCTAACTTTTTCTTTCCTGCGGCTAGATTACCCAACACCTGACCAGATAGAATGTTGCTTGCATTCGCATCCATTCCACCGATGCCACCAAAGATTGCACGACCTGCGGCTCTAGCACCAACTTCAAGATAGCCTTTAGCCATGTTGCTAAAGACTGGTGCGAACATCGGACCATATTGTTTACCTAATACATCAGTAAACAAACTGTTCATTCTTCTATCTAGGTTCAGAATTCTACCTAGTTGCTGACCTCTGTACATTTGTCCCATTGCGGCCGCTTGTGAAACACCAACGCCTTTAGGGAACAATGCTTGTCTTAACGCAAGAGTAATCGCCCTTGTCGTAGTATTTCTAAAGTCTTTCAGGAACTTATCGTTTGTCTCTTTCAGAATCTGCTGTTCTGCTTTCCAAATCATTTTAGTCGATTTGATTGTTCCTGATCCAACTGCTTTAGTTGTTCTATCTTGACCCTTTTGTATTTGTTGTAATTTTTTGTTTGCTTCTTTATCTACAACAGCAACAGGTTTGTCGCTTGGTCTATTCAGTAATCTGAGTCCAGTTCCACCTTGTGCATTTCTAGCGGCTATGTCAGATTTTAATTCGAAGTATCCTGGAGATGTTTCTACGTAACCATCTTTACCACCTAATCTCTTAGCGTTTTCATCTACAGTAGCAGTAGGAACGCCAGTAGTTTGTTTTGTTGGTATGTCACCTGCTCTGTCTGCAACTGGAGGTGTAGTGTCTGGTGTTGATAGTTTTGCTTTTGGACCGAATGTAATATATTTTCTAGGGTCTACAGATTTACCATTTTCACGAATTTCGAAATGTAAATGTGGGCCAGTTGAACGTCCTGTAGAACCAACATAGCCTATTACATCTCCCGCTTTAACTCTTGATCCTGCGCCAGCAGATGCAAGTAACAAATGTGCATATACAGATGTGAACCCATCTCCGTGGTCCATCATCAAGAAGTTTCCAGAATTGTCGTTCTTAGAATTTACTGTAATTAAACCATCAGCAGTAGCAACAACAGGCGCACCTTGATATATCGCTAAGTCAATACCTTGGTGTCTGTAACTCTTTTTGTATTTTGGAGGACTTCTTTGTTCGTCATGTTCACTCGTTACAGTATATGCAGACCTTAATGGAACTCTCCAATTAATTTTAGTTTTAGATGCCGCAGTTGGTGCAGGTCCGCCACCAGCATTACCACCACCGCCTGTTGGTGGTGCCGAAGTTGGAGCCGCACCACCGAATTCGGGACCAACTCCATCTGGCATCGGTTGTGGTCCAGAACTTGGCGGTTTCTTTTTACCGCCAGCACTAGGTCCATCTCCAAATATATCATAGATAGCAGAACCAACTTCATATGCAAGCCATGCCCAACCGACAGGACCCATGATGACTCTAAGCGCACCACGCAAAACAAAGCCTGCGGCTTTAGCAAGAAACTTAGCAATAGGTTTTGCAAACGCCATTAAACCTGCGCCAGCGGCAACACCAGTCATTAATGCGCCACCAGCAGAACCCAAAAGACTTGATAATATGTTACCTAATAATCCACCGCCTTTATTAGGATCATTTGCGGCTTCACCACCACCTCTAATGTTTTTGATTGCATTTAACAATGCTTCATCACGTATACCTTGCTCACGTTCTTTTTCTTCTTCAAAACGTGACTTTGCGGCTTCCATATCTAGCTGGCCTTTGACCATCTTGTTTTGAAGTTGAGTGTTCGCATTTATCATGCGTAACTGTCTCACCATCTCAAGATTAACTACATTTGGTGATGATGCACCAGAAGCAGAAGCCGCTGGTGATGCACCACTTCCTGATTGAGCCGCAATTGAACTTGCACGACTTGAAAGAGATTTTCCAAATGCATAGGCACCAGTAATCCCAGGCATCTCAGACATTGCGGCGCCTTTTGCGGCACCAACTAATCCTTTAGCTGTACCTGTAACTGTTTCTTTAGCCATCTGCCCTAAGGCTGATGCATAATTTCCTACTGTTGCCATATGTTAATTATCCACGGTCGATTACTGAATCTGGATCATCTGCGGCAAACTTGGCTGCCTTTGCGCCCATTGGTCTTGATGATGCACCCATGCCCATTGAAGGCGATGACATTCCCATTGCTGGCGATGGACTTCCGTAGTTTGACATACCGCCATAGCTTGGACTTGGTGCGCCAAAGCCACCAGACATTGACGATCCCATTGACGAAGGTGCGCCATATGTTGTTGTGACGCTTTGTCCCACGGGTTGCAGACCACCATTGTTTGCTCCATTTAGTTTTTCTTGTGTGCGACCATAAGCGGCTACACCAATAATAGCACCCATTGCTAAGTGAAATAAACCTGCACCCTGAAGAGTGATTGGCTGCCAAGGCGTGATCGGCTGTTTAAGTGATGCTTGCAGTATAGACCACAATACAGGAAAAAGAATAAAGTCAGTCACACATGTCACCATGTAAATCCAACCCATCATTGGACGCCATTTTGCATTCATCCAATCTTCTTTTTTCTTTTCGCTTGCACTCATCTTTTCATATTCTTCGGACGTTGCCATTATTATCTCCCTTTTCTTGCGTTATTTTGTTGTTGTATCTTGTCATTTTCTTCTTCAATATGCTGAGCCAATAACATTACATACAAATCACGTTCAAAAGGGATCATGTTTTCCAGCGAATCGATATCGTATTTATGATGTTGCATTAGGGCAAAATTAGTCTTGTAATAATTCGCAAGACTATCATTACCCATTAGAATGCGAAAAAACTTTGCATACCCTCCAAAGTAACTTCATCTTCACATCCGCAACCAGCACATTTCCATGCGATTTTATTCTTCACTTTAGGCATTGTCTCAAAGAACTTTGTTACTTTGATAAACTGATCTTGCGACAATCCTTCTAAGAATTCAATCAATTCTTCTTTACTAGAATCTTCTTTTTTGTAAACATTCTCATTATCAAAAATGTAATCAATAGCAGAGATGATGCTTTCAATAGCGCCATCAACTTGATTGTTTACTGTAGTTGTATCAATATCGTCTAGTGCATTTACAGTAGGATACTTCAATTTAATACCCACACCAGTCTCTTCATCTAAAATGATTTTGTCTGTGTGTTCAATTGCCTTTTCAACTTCAATTTCAAGCAGGTTTACTTGTTTTGTTGTAATGTGTTCACATTGTTCATCTTTTGAATTAAATCCTGTTGGGTGACGCAGTCTCAAGTCTACTGTTTCACCAATAGATTTTGCTCTCAATCGAATAAAGAAATATTCAATATCAAACGTTGGTAGTTTATCTACGTCAATGTCATCGATAACGGCAAGCAAAAGAATCTTTTGTTCCTTCACTAAGAACGGACGATATTTTACAGATTGTCCAGTTGATGGTAAAGTCAATTCAAAAATAGGATTGTTTATTTTAGGTAAAGCCATGATTTCTCCAAGTCGTTAAGTTAATAGTTTAATAGGTATCGAATCCGATATTGGATCCAGGTCTGCTGACTGTATGATATCTATATGCAAGTGTTACGCCAAATCGTTGATACGAGTTTACTTCTTCCCATGTTGCATTCATAGGAGTTAATGCAATCGGGTATATGTCCATAAGTTCATATAACAGCAATGCTTTTCCTTGTGCATTCAATTGAGTGACATGCAAGCTAATTCCTTTTGCGTAGTTCTCATAAAAACCGACAAGACCTGGTTCGTAAGTAACTTCGACCGTGTCATATCCAGCAGGATTTACAATTTGATCTATCCAATTTTCAAAGAATATTCTTTCTTTCATATCCTCAGAACAAATGATAGATAATTGAATGTCGCTATATGTTACGTCATATGGAAGTTTCAATGCAGTTCCGCCACCACCACCATCGTCTGCTGTTGCTAATGTTCGACCAGGAAGTTCAGCTTTCTCACATCTAAATTTAAATGTCTCATCAATATTAGCACCAAGTTTATCTTTATACCCAACCAATTCTGCTATAAAATAATTTGGGCGTGCGAGATTGCCAACTTGCGTTCTAAATTTGGATATGCTGAAAAGTTGACTGTCTTTTTTATCATCAATATATACTCTATCTTCTTCTGCCATTTTATGTTCTTCCTATTTTCTTTCTTGATTCTTCCCAAACAGTTCGTGTGTCTGCTTTTCTGAATGATTCTGTCGGTAAAAACAAAGCAATATCCCACTCATTCACGTGTATCTCTAAAAACTGAGAGCGAACATGTGAGCGTAAATACTTCTTTAATGTTGGCTTGAAATATCTGTACTTAGCCGCACTTTGTAGAATGCTGTATGATATTCTCATTCTTGTCGTATCATCATACTTTTTATTTGTCAACGTGCCATACAATGCATCCATCAATTTTGCTCTTAACGGTGGAGGCAAATAGTGAAAGTTGATCCCCATGAATCCATCGTTTTCAAATTTAACAGGAAAGATTAATGGAAACGTGTCGTAGTACGGCAATTCTTTTTTCATTTTTGGGTCATATGCAAATGCGTACATATAACCATACTCCATCTCTGAAGTTTTACGTGTTTCATCCATACGTCTACCGAAAGATTCTGATGAAATGCGTCTAGTCAGCAGATTTTCAGCCGCAGACCTATACCACTCTCTTGCCATTTGTGTTCTAGCAGGAATGATTCCGTTTCGTGCGCCTTGCGCTAAGATGTTATCGAATATAGCCATACTTCTATTTATCTCAAATCTTTATCAGTAATGATTTTAAATTCCCAATTTCTATCTTCTGAGTACTTTGTTGCCGCTTTCCACTTTGCTTGATTGACACCCCATGTCATAACTTCATTAATGAAGCGTCTTGTTGGCTTACCTTTAGGTGTGTCTTTGCGTTTTGGTGGTTGTGTTTGTATTTCAGGCTTAATCTCAATCAAAGATGCTTTTATGTTTCCGTGTCTGTCTTTATACTTGATCCAAAAGTCAACGAAGTAACGATGATAACGATTGTCAACTGGAGAAATATACGGAACAACAACTTCTTCAGATGACCACTCAAGTATTGCAGGATTATCATCACAATACACCATGAATCTACGTTCTAGTAGACTACGATATACAATATTTGTTGGGTCACCTTTGTATTTTTGATGATTTTTAGGCTTAAATTTACCTTTGTATGACATAAATAGATTACACTTATATAAGAGGGCACAATGGCAACAGAAATCGAATTCGATATCAAACGAGAAATCGGTAGCGAAGTACCACCTTTCGGATTAGTACAAGGTGAGTGGTCGTATCCAGTTTCTGGAGACTTAATCTACGGCACCGATTTTGCACACTCCGATTTCGTTATTCCTGTAATTAGATTTAGTTTCTATGATGCGACAGGAAAAGCAAGTACGAATGCACCAACTATTTATGCTAAGATGGGTGGACAGTTTCAGAGCAATCTATCAAACCCATTTCAAGCGGCACAGAACATTTATGGAAATCCTGGTGATGCAGGTGCTGGCGCTCTTGATGTTGTTAAGAGATATGGTGAAGGCTTTTATACAGCACTACAAAAACAAGTATTGGGTGGCATTGCTGGTGTGACTGGAGCATTTGCAAGTGCTGGACAATCAGGAAAGTCAAACGTTGAATTCTTGCAACGAAAGATGTTTAATAACTTTCAACAGTTGATTTACTCGGGTCCAAACTTCAGAACATTTAACTTGCCTTTTCCAATGAAAGCGACAAGTTATGAAGAAGCTAAAGCAATTAGAAATATCATATCGACATTTAGAATTGCATCATCACCACAAGTTGGATCAGAACTAGATTCTGGTCAAGGAATAGATGAATCGGTCGATGAAGGCACATTGTCTGGTAGTGGTACCGACTTGTCACAACAAAGCGAACAGACTACACAATCAACGGCACCAATCACATCTACCGAATATGATGCTTTAGTCAATGCAAGTTTCTCAACAAAAGTATTTGGCTATCCAGACATGTGCAGATTTCAATTGTTGCTGTATAAAAAGGACGGAAATGAATTTCCAGTCTTATTTGAATCTGACTTATGTGTGATTGAAAGTGTCGCAGTTGATTATGGTGGACAAAACAAAATGACTTTCTTTGAAGATAGCAAAGGCAATGGAGAGTATTATCCAACCGATGTTTCTTTAACGATTGCATTAAAAGAAACTTCTCTTGTCACATCAAGTTTTGCATCCGCAGAAAGTGCAAGAGCAACAAGAACAATGCTATGAGCGTATTTAACTACTATCCAAAAATTTCTTACAAAGTTGATAGTATCGATTCTTTAAAGGCAATCGATATTACGACTTCAGTTAAGATGAAAGATTTTCTAAAAACATATCGTGGAATTTCATATTCACCATATGTAGTGCGAGATGGCGAACGTCCAGATACTGTTTCGAGTAGAATATATGGCACACCAGGATATGACTGGATCATAATGCTTGCAAACGATATCTATGATATCTACGATGACTGGCCAAAAGATTCAGAAACTTTAAACAAGTATATCATTGAAAAATATGGTAGCTTGGCAAGTGCATTGTCCACAGTAAAGTATTACTATGACAGCAAAGGCAACATTATTGACTTTACCACATGGTCTAATTTAAGTGCGTCTTTGAGAAATAGCGAAAGCGAATATCAATACGAAGTTCGCATTAACACAAACAAGTCTAAAATTAAACTTGTCAAACCAATTTTCATACCAGCAATCGACAACGCATTAAAGTCTATTGTAACTAAACCTATTCTATGATTGACAATACAGTAGATTATACACCTGCAAATAGTAAAGATTCTTCCACAATTATTGGAGGAACCGCAGAGATATCAAAACTGAGTATCATAGTTAAAGGTGGTGCTGAGATTGTTTTGCGTGGGCAGTTTAGCAACATCACAATTGAAGAAGATATATTTGCATCATCAATTGCCGGGTCAATCACAATTGTCGATACCGCAGGCTTCTTAGAAAACTTTGAATTGCGTGGTGGTGAAATTATCAATTTAAAAGTTATTCGCCCAGACACTGGCGACATTATTATTTGGCGTGAAGACCTTGTTGTTCATAAAATTAGCAAGTCTGAAGTTGACTTGATGAACTTACATTCAACTTATGATTTGTATTTTGTTTCTCGCACACACGTAAGATCATTGAAGAAAAGTTTATTTAAAAGCTACTCGGGAATGACGTATGTTGATGCAGTAAAGAACATCTATGCAGAAATGTCTCCAAACGATTTAATCATGGAAGACCCAAAACTGACGCTGACAAAGCCATTCATTTCTACTGGGCTTATGCCACACAAAGCAATCGACTTTCTTGCACAGAGGTCTTGCGTTAAAAATAAATTTTATGTGTTCTTTGAAAGATTGATTCCGGTAACAGGAACAAAGTCTACAGGAGAAGCATTTGCAGGTTCTCACTATTTTGGTAGCATTGAATCTTTAATCGAACAAGCAAAAAACGAAACTATAAAAACAATATATTTCTTGCCCAAATTAGATTCTAAAACAGAGAATGGTTCTATCATTCGTACTCCAATATTCGAACGTGAAGAGAATTTCAATCACGTTCAAGCAATGTTACTAGGATTCTACAATACAACAATTACAACAATCGATCCTATTTCAAGAACACACTCTCAAAAGAAGTTCGGATACACAAACAAAGATAAATTAACTGACGATTTCTATGAGAATAAATTGATAGATGACTATAACATCTTTAGCACATACAATGACTTTGCTGGAGAGATACCAGGAAGAAAATTGATAGTATCTTCTGTTAATGATACCGGCGATAGAAGTGCATGGATGCCAAATCACATCAACGGACAAGTATCTAAAAGTCTATTCAAAATCAAAGTTGAGATTCAAGGTGGAACGAATGATATTGGCGTTGGCAATATTGTAAACTTTTTTGTGCCGAGTCAAAGTGCAAGAGTTGGCGATGCTGGTAATCCATTTCCACCTTCAGATGACATTCACTCTGGAAGATATCTAGTGACTGGTGTGGATCATAGATTGCGTGATGGTGAGTATATCAAAACTTTATATTTAAGTAGAGGCTCTTCACCAATCGATCAAAATCAGTTGTATAATAAAAATGATACAATCGATTTTGCACAAACACCAGATACAATTAAAAAATCATTAGGCGATTTAAGATTTGCAGAAGACTTAGACAACTCTAGCATAGTTGCAAATTGGAGAACAAATAGGATACCAACATGACAAGACTTAATTTTTCAGAGTATGTAGAATTAAAAGACTACAAAGCATATGAACTTGTGGAGAAGCAAATTCTCTACAACAATGGCGCAAAGTATGGGCAGATTGTGTTCCTTGCTGGTGGCGCAGGTTCGGGTAAAGGGTTTGCTGTTCAGCATTTTATGCAAGGGTCTGAATTTAAAATACGTGACGTTGACGAATTAAAGATTGCATTTCAAAAGTTAGATGCACTTGGTAAATTTACGACTCAAGACTTACTCGACAAATATGGCGACAAAATTTCTGAGAGAGACAAAGACCTTATCAAAAAAGAATTAATTGATAAGAAGTTGAGAATGAATCAATTGGACTTGAAAACTCCAACTCACGTTTACATCTTACACGTTCTTGTTCGTGCGACTGACGTAAAGAACAAGACGTTGGAATTGATGCTTGCTGGCGCTGAAAAAGGGCAATTGCCAAATCTTATTTTTGACAGCACATTCAAAGAAGTTGAAGACATGACAGATGTTCTACCAAAGTTGTTTGCCGCTGGATATGAACCAAAGAACATTCACGTATCTTGGGTTCTAACTAATTATCAGATTGCAATCAAGAACAACAAATCAAGAGCAAGAGTTGTGCCAGAAGACATTCTGCTTGCTACTCATGCTGGTGCGGCACAGACTGTATATAACTTAGTGACAACAGCTATGCCACCAACTGTTCAAGGCGGTGTTTATGTCATTCTAAATAATCCAGAGAATACAATTTTCATTGTCGACCCAAAAACAAATAAAGCATACAAAGACAAGAAAGGTAATCCTGTCATTAAAGACTTTAAGTATTTGACACTTAAAGAACCAGGAAAACCTGCTAAAAAAGAACTAGATGTGAAGAAGCAATTGCTGACTTGGATACGTGATAATGTTCCTCCAGGCGCAGTAGACACATCAGAATTGGATAAGCTATGAAAAAATTTAAAGAGTTTATTCAAGGGACTGCACTCTCGACTGAAGAGTGGGAAGAAGAAGTTTTTGGTCCAGAATTGATTGAAACACTCAAGCAAGTAGATGGCAGATGGGCTTTAGTTTCTAAGAAGACTGGCAAACCTTTACGCTACTATAAAGGCGAAGGCAAACCTTCAGACGAATGGGTTGCTCAACAAGAAAAAGAAATTCAGTACTTTAAGCATATGGGATAATTGATGAGAAACTTTATAGGGCATGACGGGTTTATTTGGTGGATTGGAGTTGTCGAAGATATCGATGACCCGTTAACTTTGGGTAGATGTAAAGTGCGTTGTTTTGGATATCATCCAGCTAAAAAAACAAACTTAGTTACAACTGAAGACTTGCCTTGGGCATTAGCAATTCATCCACTTAACACACCAAATCTATATGCACATCCAAACGTTGGTGATTGGGTCATAGGATTTTTCTTAGATGGACCAGCCGCACAAGAGCCTGCA